GGGTCTAAGGCTTCTAAACGTAGAAAATCTTTTTGTGCACGTATGAAAGGTATGAAAAAAAGATTAACTTCTGCAAAAACGGCAAGAGACCCAAATTCAAGAATTAATAAAGCATTAAGAAAATGGAATTGTGCACATGGTTGTGCAATGCCAAATAGAACTAATTATTCATCAATGAGACCACAACTAGACTAATGGCAAAAATAAGTAAACATATTACATATCATGAAGGTACATATAGTAGAACTGGTGAACGTAAAAATTTAGATAATACACCAAACCCTAGACAATTGAAATGTATGGCAGAAGTGGCAGAAAATTTGTTTGAACCATTACGTGAATGGGTAGGAGGCCCTATAAAAGTAAATAGTTTTTTCAGAGGTGAACCTGTAAATACAGCTATAGGTGGTAGTAAATATTCACAACACATGAAAGGTCAAGCGATAGATATAGATGATACGTTTGGGCACAAAACAAATGCAGAAATGTATTATTATATTAAAGACAATTTAGATTTTGACCAAATGATTTGGGAGTTTGGTACAGATAAAAATCCTAATTGGTTACATATCAGTTGGGTATCACATAGACCTAATAGAAAAAAACTTACTATTGCAAAAAAATTAAATGGTAGAACTAAGTATATACATGAAGAAAAAAAGTAAAAATCAAAAAGGTGTAATCTTTAATGACATGTATAAAAATGCATATTATGTAATTACTGGTAGATTAGTTGTAGAAGATTTGTTAGATTATAATGGTTGTGCTTTACCATTTGTACCTTATTCACAAAATCATGAAATTAAAGAAGAGATATATGATGACATGATAAATCATTTTATTACTACTGAAGAATACGAAAAGTGTGCACACATAAAAAAAATAAAAGATAGTATATATAATAATAAAAATTCTTAACTTTGTAAAAAATTAAAAAAATGCCTAAAAATTATACATTTAACGCAAATATAAATTGTACAGCAACTTCTAGTACAGGATATTCACAAAGTCAATCTGGGACATTTAGTTTAAATTTAACTGGTATAGACCAAGTACAAACAGGAAGATTAGATGTTGCTACTGGAGGGACTGTTATTATGGCTGCTCCAACTTATGGTAAAGTAGTATATGTGAGAAACCTTGATGATTCAAATTTTGTAACAGTAAGTATGGTAGATGATGCTGATAATGCTATAGCTATATTAGAGCCAGGAGAGTGGTTTTTTACTATTCTTAGAGATACTGGTGTTATAGATGCTATTGCAGATACAGCGGCAGTTACTGTAGAGTATTTTGCAGTAGAAATAGATTCAAACGCATAATTAATAATATAAAAAAAAATAGATATGGCAACAATGTCAACAACGTTTACAGCTTCAGGAAGTTTTACATTAACAGATGAGAATGGTGTAGTTGTATTTACATATTCACCATCTTTTACTTCTACATCTAATACATCAGCACAAGTTCTTTATACAGGAGAACATTTAGCTCAAACAGGCGCTAGTGAATTAGCTTTAGCAGATGTAAATGACGACAGAGTATATGTTTTTATTAAAAATGTAGATTCGGATTATCCTGTAGAGGTAGAAGCTAGTGCATCTGAAAGTTCTGCTTTAGAAATGGCAGATTTAAAACCAGGAGAATGTATGTTTACTCCTATGGAATTAAATAGTGATGGTACTGGAAGTAGCATTCAGGTAACCTCTGCAACTGCTGACCAAAAAATTCAATATTTAATTTGTGATGCTATAGATAACTAATAGACACTATGCCTTTAATTAAAGACAAGGATAGGTATAAAAAGTTAGTTAACGTAGATAAAACAAAAGCCTACGAACCAAGACAAATTGGTAACGTAGTAACTAACGTCACACAAAGAAATAGACAGATGGCCACTGACAAACAAAAGTCAGAGGTCATTTCTGTTTCTACACATAATAATATTGTAGAATCAATTATTACACCGACTACAAGTACTGTATTTACATTAACATCAATAAATCAAAATGAATCCTTAATAGATGTTATAATGTATAATATGAGTAGTGGTAATGCTGTAGTAGAGTTTGGGTGGACGCATACTGACCCAGAATCAATTACTTTTAGTTCTGACACTGTAGTTGCAGGGTCATTGGTTGCTCCATTATTTAAAACTATAGTAACATCAAATGGGACTACATCTTTAAAATCACAAACCTTCAGAAGTATTTCCACAGAAATCAGTAGTTTTAATAATGTAGATAAAACTATGTATTTTATAATAAGAACAGAAAACCAGTTTGCAATTACCTTTACAGCTACACGTTAATAACTCTGTTAATAACTTTTTTTTAATCATTTCATTTTCAACTATTTAAAAAATAATTTTATAGACATATAACAAAAACCTATAAATTTATGAATTTAATTGATAAAATAAAGAAATATCTCAAAGACAATCCACATCTTTTAACAAGTAAATATGCTGATACTGCAAAAAAGTTTGGAACCAATTACGAACAAATTAGAGGTATAGCAAGAGAAATAAGAAAAAAGAATCCTGATAGTATGCCTAAAGAAAAAGAGGTATATAATTTCCAAGAATCGAAACAACAAGCCATAGCTACTGCAGAAAACTGCACACGTGTAAAGTCTTTAGAAGATTTATTAATACAGTGTAAAGTTGACCTGGATAAGTGGTATGTAGAAAAATACGATATAGGTACATATGAAGTTACAGGTTTTGATAAAGAACGTAATCCTGTTACTATTACTATGTATAGAAGTAAAGCTTTTTTAAAACCTGTACAAGAAGAATTTAATGTAAAATTAGTTAAGGAACAAATTAAAAAAGACTTATCTGGTATATCACCATTAATGGCAAAAAAAGAAAGGAATAGAAATGATAAAAAAGATAAACATTTATTGGAAATATCTGCGTTTGATTTACATTTAGGTAAAATAGGTATTAAAGGTGATAAATACGATTTGAAGATTGCAGAAAAAAGATTAGTAGATGCAGTAGAACATTTACTTTATAGAGCTCAAGGATACTATATAGATAAAATATTATTTATTGCGGGTCACGATTTTTTAAATGCAGATGGTGATTGGCCTATACCAGCTACTACAAGAGGTACCCCACAATTTAACACTGACTATCATATAGACATGTATAGAGCGGGTAGGAAGTTATTAGTAAAAGTTATAAACTATTTAGCGGAAGTAGCTCCAGTGCATGTTATGATTATACCAGGTAATCACGACAGAGAGTCTATGATGCATTTAGGTGATACATTAGAATTGTACTTTGAAAATCATAAGGATGTAAAAGTAGACAATGGTGATAGTTTAATGAAGATGTTAGTATATGGTAAGAATATGGTTGTATCAGACCATGGTGATGGACCTAAAACAAACGATTTACCAGGTATTATATCACAACGATATAAAAACGCCTGGAGTGATGTAGACTATGTTGAAGTACATAGAGGTCATCTACACACTAATAAGTCTACAAAACTACAAGCAATTGAAGAACTGCAAGGTATAACAGTTCGTAATCTATCGTCTATGTCCGCTACAGACTATTGGCACGATAGTAAAGGTTACATTGGTAACATCAAAAAGGCACAAGCTTTTCTTTACCATAGAGTAAATGGTTTACAAGGTATACTAAATTATAACGTAGAGATTAATTAGATATAAGCTCCAGTTATTTTGTCTCTTATTTGTTCGTTACGTTGAACCTCAGTATATCCTTTTGTTCTATTTTTAAATCCAACACGTGAGTGTATTTTTAAACCGATAACCTTTACATCTTGTTCTAAAGGTTTCTTAGGGTTTATTTTATGTATATCTCTTCTGTGTGTTATATAATCTAAATGTGGGTATGTATCATCGTACTCAATTCCAAATACTACATTGTACAATGTTTTTGTTTCAGTTTTTATTCTGTTTCTAAATTTACGTTGCCATTGGTACGTAATATCACAGAACACTATTTCTCCTAATTGTATATTATCCATAATTAAAAAACAGGCGAGGAAATGTAATTACCCCAAAGTATAACCGCAGTGTTATTATTTAAATATTACTAACCCCGCCTGTTGACAAACACTTTATTTATTTTCTTTTTTTCCTTCATCAAAACCCCAAGCAAATCCTATCATAACAAATCCTAATGAACAAAATACGTAAAACATTTCAGTCATTAGTAATTCATTATTAAAAGTTCTTCACCTTTGTTTTGTTTTTTACCTTTAGACGCACCAGCAGCTTTGGTAAATTCTTTTGCAACCCATCTAAAATCTGTTTGTGGATACATTTCTTCTAAACCTTCAAAATAATAATATGATAGTGCAAACTTACCATGTATATTTTGTAACCATTTAGACAATGTTTCATGGTCCATAGAGTCAAAATCATGATTACTATAATAGTTTTCTGTTTTGTAGTATGGTGGGTCTAAATAGAAAAAGGTTTTATTTGTATCATACTTAGATATACACTCTGTATAGTCATAGTTAGTACAGTCAGTTATAGCGTGTAGTTTTTGCATTATATCTGGGTCATTTAATCTTTTGACAAATGTATCAAACTTACTTGTATACTTACCTTTTAAATCTATATATTTAGACTCCATAATTTTACTACCACTAAACACTTGTGTAGCTATGTACGCATACTTCATAGCCATGTCAAATGAATAATCATTAAAACCAAGGTCACAGGTATTTTTTATTTCTTTTTGATATTTGTAAAACAATTCTTCATCTTGTGATTTAATACCACTTTCTACAATATGTTTTAAGAAAAAATGTGGTTCTGTACAACATTGAAACAAATTTACCATAAACCTGTTTACATCATTGTAAACAATTTTATTAATATTTGGTAGTTGGTGTATGTTGTTTTTAATATAAACCCAATACGCCCCTCCAAATACCTCCACATAGTTTTCTATGTTGTTTGGTATATATTGGTTTATCCATTTAGCCATACGACTTTTACCTCCTATATAACTAATCATTATTATTAATATTTTTATTTATTTCTTTTTCTATTTGTGTAGATATATACATTCCTGATACAAACCCTAGTACAAATGTAATTATTGAAATCATTGTTTTATTTTTTCTAATTCAAATTGTAAATGAGCTATGGCTTTTTCAATACAGTCAACTGGTGTGTCATGTTTTTTGTAAGCTCGTAGGATATATGTTACAGCTGTACCACAATGATACGACAAATCAAAATTATCACATACCTTTCTGGCTTCATAACCTTCTTTACCTTTATAATATTCAGGTATTCTGTTATCTTGTTTGTTATTATTTGAATTATCTGTAGAACTTGTGTATGACAAATTTCTATCAAATTCATAATAATATTTGTTATGTTCTTTATCTTCCTTGTCCACGATATTTCTTTTTAAATTTAGTTTGACTTTTACTTGCGTTTTTAGAGTGTATCCCTGGGCGTTTTTTTTTACCATTACCCTTAAATATAAAGTTTTTTACTGCCATTAGTTTAGTTTAGTTTTATAATGTTCTACAATTTTGTTTAGTTGTCTTTTGTAAAATAAATCAAATTCAACCAATTCTAATTGTCCATTATCAGGATTTATTTGTTTTGGT